ATGACAATTGAAACCATAATAAACGTAAAAGCCACGGCAAGCGGTGGCGGTAGCGTTAAATCTATAAGGGAGGAAATAAAAAAGGCCAAAGAAGAAGCAATATCACTTGCTCGTCAATTTGGTGACTTTTCCCCACAAGCACAAGCAGCGGCTCAAAAAGTCGCAAAGCTAAAGGACGAAATGGAGGACTTGAACGAACGGGTTGCGGGTTTAAACCCCGACAAGTTCCAAGCGGTCGCCTCTGTTGTCGGTGGTGTTGCGTCGGGCATTCAGGCAGCACAAGGGGCTATGGCTTTGTTTGGTTCCGAATCCGAGGAAGTGCAAAAAACTTTGCTAAAAGTACAGGGGGCAATGGCCTTTGCGCAGGGAATTCAGCAGTTGATTTCAATGCAAAATGCCTTGGCTGGTGTTGCGACAATGATAAAAACTCAGGTTGTCACGGCTTTCAGTACATTGAAAGGCGCAATAATGGCAACGGGAATCGGCGCGCTGATTGTCGGCGTTGGGATATTGATTGAACACATGAACTCATTGTCTGCTGCAACCGAGGAAGCGGCGGCCGAGGCGGATAGATTGTTTTCCAGTCAGCAAAAAGTAACGCAGTTAAATGAAATATCGCACCAACTATACATAAACAAACTAAAGGCACGGAACGCCACTGAAAGGGATTTACACGATGCGAACATAAAGTATCAAGAGGACGCGATTATTCGATTACAAGAAACGGCGCAATTGGCTGGCGAAAGTAGGCAGAAGTTTGACGAGGAGATTTACGAACGCCGTTTACAAATCCAACTTGCTCAATCCAACTTCGAATTAAAAGAAGAGGAAAAGAGACAGGAACGCGACAAGCAAGCACAAGAAAAAAGGCTTGCACAGCAAAAGGAATACTACGACAAACAGGTTGCGGCGCGATTGGAATTCGAAGCGGTTATTGCCGAACTTGAAGAAATGGTTGCCGAACGTTCAAGGACATCCGCTGAAGCTGCCAAGGATGTCACCGACCAATTGTATGAATATCAAAATGGGGTACAGGCTGCACAACAAAGGGAACTTCAACAGTGGTATGAGGACCAAAAGGCGTTATTAATTGCGGGCGGTGCTGCTGCTGAGGAAATTTTAAAACTTCAAGAACTTAGGAATATAAAATCCAAAGAAATCGACGATAAGTTTTATGAAGAGAAAAAAGCAGCGGACGAAAAGCGATACAGCGAAGATGTTGCGGCGAAAAAAGCAGCGGACATGGCTGTCGAGGCAAGCGACAAAGCAAAGACGGATGCACTGAAAAAGAATCAGCAAGACCTTTACAACGGCACCGTGTCGGCGCTGGGTTCTTTGTCACAATTATTCGGTCAACAAACAAAGGCGGGCAAAGCATTTGCACTCACTCAGATAGGTATTGACACGGCACGGGGTATATCGGGCGCGGTTGCACAAGCCCAATCCGTTCCGTTCCCAGCTAACTTGGGTGCAATTGCAATAGGCGTGTCCACTGTGTTGGCAAACATAGCGTCCGCGAAAAGGATATTGGGCGCGTCGGGTGGCGGTGTGTCTGCACCATCCTCAGGAACAACCCCACAAACATTTTCGGTAAATAATCAGGCACTAAGAATAAGCGCACCAAATGGACAATATCCAATGAATAGGGTTTACGTCCTTGAATCAGACATAAGCAATGCGCAAAAAAGGGTGAACACAAATCGACAGTTATCGGTTTATTAAATGGCGCATTTCCCTTTTTGTGTACATTTAATTTTATGGATTTACCCATTTACATGGCAACCGCAGGTGACGAGGATGGGGGCATTACTTTTATATCCCTTGTAGACAAGCCCGCGATTCAAAAAGACTTCTTAGCGTTTAGCCAAAAACAACGCTATGCTATACAGTCAGAGGAAAAAAGAATAATTACAGGTGCGGCCATGCTTGCCGATTTGCCTATTTACCGCAAAGACGACGAACGCGGCGAATACTACATTGTCTTTAATGCCGCAACTATTTGGGAACTTGCTAAGAAATTCAGCAGGCAGCAAAAATACAACGCGGTAAATACCAATCACGATTCGCCTGTGAATGACGGTGTATCAATGATTGAATCATACTTTGTAAATCGTGAACGTGGCATCATGCCCCCCGTTGGATTTGAAGACGCAAAGGACGGTTCATGGTTTGTTTCGTACCTTGTGGACAATGAGGACGTTTGGGGTAAGGTTAAAGGCGGGGAGTTTAACGGATTCTCAATTGAGGGGTTTTTCGGTGTTGAACAAAACACGGAAGAACTAAGCGCAGCGCGGGATTTCCTCGACTTTTTAAAGAATTTTAGCGCACGTTTGAACTAATGTACATTTAATTATATGAATTTAAAAGAAACATTAGACCAAATTAAGGCTGAGTTTTCTGCAATTGCGGACAAATTCAAGCCTATGAAGTTTGGCAGTTCAACCACTTCGGACGGTGTTGTCCTTATGTATGAAGGCGAAATGCTAACACAAGGCGCAGCGGTTACGTTGGAGGACGGGTCGCCTGCCCCTGATGGTGACCATATCTTGGAAAGTGGCGTTACCGTTACTATCATGGAAGGTGTTGTATCTGGAATTAAAGAAAACGAGACACCCGAACCAGCATCCGATTTCTCTGAGCAATTCACTGCCATTGAATCCCGTATTTCTAAATATGAGGAAGAGTTGGCAGGAGCCAAACAAAGCATTTCCGAAATACAAGAAAGCATTTCTAAAATGTTGGAAATCGCAAACAAACAAATGGACGCTTTCACAGCGTTTGCCGCGCAGACCCCTGAGCCTGCTGCAAAACCTATTTCCGCTAAAAAAGTTGAAAAAGAAAGCAACCTTTTAGCATTCGCGCAATCACTTAATTCAATAAAAAAATAATGGCATTCGACGTTTCAGGATTAACCAACTATACCAAGGAAGAGCAGACTCAACTTTTGGTAAAAGCTATGTTCACAGGGAAGACCGCTTCTTTGTTGCAATCAGCAGGCCAAGTAGTACCCGGCATTAAAAGTTCACAGGCTTTGCCTATTTTGACCTCTACGGTTTATTTCCAAGCCGACGGATGCTCAAACACCTCCAGCGGAAACACCGCAATTACCGACCGTGACATCACTGTTGGCAAGGTTAAGGTATTTGAAACATTGTGTCCAAAAGACTTGGAAAGCAAGTTCACTCAAATTGGACTTAGCGCGGGCGCACCTGTTGACATGGGTGTTTTCCAAAGCCAAATAGGCGAAGAAAAAGCGATGGGAATTGCAGAAGCAATCGAAACCGCAATTTGGCAGGGTAGCACAGGTGGCAGCGGAAACAACGCTTTTTGGGACGGGTACTTAACCCTCCTTACAGCACTTGGATTCGGTGGCGCGGGCGACCCAATCAAAGGCAACGTAGGTGACGCATTTGCATCTATTACCGCTGCGAACATTGACGACATTATCGCGGCAATCTATGGAGTTATTCCAGCAGCATTGTTGGGACGTTCTGACTTGTTCATTGCAATGGGAACAGATACATATCGCTTGTATCGCCAATGGTTAGTCTCTGCTAACTTGTATCACTACGATGCAAAAGACGCGGCAAACCTTGAAATTATCGACCCATTAACGGGCATTAAGATCTATGGCTTGCACGGATTGGATGGCACCAACAAGATTGTTTCTTCGTATTGGGCTAACTTCTACCTTGGCACCGACATGATGAATGAAGAGGAAGCGTACAAATTTTGGTATTCTGAAGATGACGACAACGTTAAATTCAAAGCCAACTTCAAGTACGGTTGCCAAATCGCGTTCCCCACTCAGGTAGTTTATTTCACACTGTAAACATAAGTTAAACCAAAATAAGGGCGGGTCACAAAGCCCGCCTTTTTTATAAATAAAAAACAAAAACATGGCTTGTATATTAACACAGGGATTCACATTGGACTGCAAAGACCAAGCGGGTGGAGTAAAAGCAATTTACTTGGTGGAGTTCAACTCTGCCGACACTGTCACCAAGTCGAGTGGTGAAGTGTCAGCACACACATTGACATTAAGTAGGGAATATTTTAAGTACGAACTTGAAAAGGAAACCGCTACCTCAACATGGAGGGCTATCCCATCAACTGAAAACGGCACCACTTTCTATGAGGCGGATTTATCTGTACGACTGCATAAGTTGTCTACCGCAAAGCGCAATGAGCTAAAACTACTTGCACAGGCGCGATTACGATGTATTGTCAGGGATACAGAGGACAACTATTGGATGTACGGTGCAGATTATGGAATGCAGTTGCAACAATCAGAGGTAAACTTTGGTCAGGCATTTACCGACTTCAAAGGCAGTGTATTAAACTTCCTGCATAAAGAAACTGATTTACCCATGAAAGTTCAATCTTCTGTGGTGACTTCGCTTTCCTTAGAGTAATGGATTTAAAGGGGTTTAAAGGGTTGTTAGAAATAGCAACCCTTTTTTTATTAGCGCAAATTTGAGAAAATGTACATTTATAACTATGATAACGATAAATAAGGGCGCATCGAATACGATGTATATGACTGCCACTGAAAAGGTGACAATCGAAAACCCTTTTTTTTTAATATCATTCAAACACATGGTGTCTGGTGCAATTAGAACATTTTTAATTACGGACACTTCGACCCATACGGAAAGGTACAATGAATTTACATTCACCGAAGGCGCAACAACCCAAAAGACATTGCCCGTTGGCGAATATGAATACACCACATACGCGCAAACCTCTTCAAGTAACACAAACCCTGCATTGGCAAATGAGGTAGTTGAGGAAGGAATTGCCGTAGTAAAAGACACCGAAAATACATTCGCTGTCAACACCATAATAAAAGAGTATAAAGTAAATGCAATCACTCAGTAAGTCGTTGGAGTTTCTAACGTTCGTAGAGAACAAGATGCCCGAATTTAAGGAATTAAAATCCAAGGGCATTATTGAATATGGCACCAAAAACAAATTCCCTGATGACCTTATCTACCTATTAAACAAGTCTGCCAAGCACAATGCCATTGTACAGCAAAAAGTATTGTATATTGTTGGTGAAGGTGTGACGGGGGTAAGCGATGCAAGGATAGAGAAATGGAATAAATACGATACTTTTCAGGAGTTTAGGTTTAAAATAACTACGGATGTAAAGGTTCAGGGCGGGTTTGCAGTGGAGGTGTTGTATGATAGGATGGGCAAGCCAACTTTTCACCACATTGATTTTTCAAAAATTCGCACTTTAAATCATGCGGAATACTTTTACGCGGAGGATTGGAGCAAGGCAAAGGCGGAAGACATAGAATCATACGAGCCTTTTAACCTCAACACCGCGAAGCCAATGGGCAAGCAGATATTTTACTATCGTGAATACCGCACGGGGTTAGGCGTTTATCCTTTGCCTGA